TCGGTATTTTAAATGGCAGAATTAGCACACAAACCGTGTCCTTATGTGTCGTGTGGCTCTTCTGATGCTTTCAGTTATAACACTGATGGTTATGGGAAGTGCCACGCTTGCAACCAAGGATATCCATCCAAACGAGAGATGTTTGACTGGGCAAAAGAGAAATACCCTACCAGTGGGAATAAGGAATGGGATGATATGAATGTGATAGATTATACACCTAAGAAAATAGAATCTGTTGAGTCAGGTCGTTACCAAGCCATGCGTGGTATCAATGCTACGACAATGGAAGACTATGGCGTAAAGACCTTCCCTGATCGTCAGGAATATGTATACCCCAGTGGGGGAATTAAGGTTCGTCGTCTTGATGAAAAGGCATTCTACACTAAAGATGGCTTCAAGGGTGATGAACTGTTTGGTATGAACTTGTTTACATCTGGGTCGTCCAAGATGGTAACCGTAACAGAGGGTGAACTAGATGCCCTGTCAGTGGCACAAATGCTTAAGAGTAGCTACACTAACCCTGTAGTCTCATTACCCTCTGCTACGCCATCTAAGAAGCTCTGGGAGAACTGTAAGGAATGGCTAGATGGGTTTGAGAAGATAATCCTGTCTGTCGATAATGATGACGCAGGTAATGCTCTTGCAGATCGTATGGCTAAGTTATTCCCTAACAAGGTCTATCGTGTACCACACGACAAATACAAAGATGCTAACGAGTTCCTACAGAATGGCGCACAGGCAGAGTTCAAGGGTGCATGGTGGAATGCCAAGAAGTATACACCTGAGAACATCCTGAACACCTCTGACCAGTTCTTGTCGTTGTATCATGATACACCAGAGCATGTATATGTAGAAACAGGTATCCAAGGTCTAGACGACAAAATCTTAGGTCTGATGCAAGGACACTTCACAGTGTTTAAAGCACCTACAGGTATCGGTAAGACAGAGCTAATGCGGTATCTGGAATATCGTATGATTACAAATGGTGTACCTATTGCTGCATGGCACTTAGAAGAAACCAAACTACGGTCTCTACTTGGTCTTGTGTCTTATCACTTGAACGACAATCTGACACGTAGGGATTTGATCGAAGAGAAAGGACGAGAAGAGGATGTCATACAGGCTATCAAAGATATCACTAAGGACGAGAACTTCTATCAGTTCTACTTAGGTGATGGTCAAGGGGCTGAAGATTTGATTGACCAGATCAGGTTCTTTAGTCAGGCATGTGGTTGTAAGTTTGTGTTCTTTGAGCCTATCCAAGATGTCATCTCTGGATCATCTGAGGAAAGCAAAGAACAACAGTTGGCTGACCTGTCAGTACGTCTGTCTAAACTTGCAGCAGAATTAAACGTAGGTATTGTCAGTATTGGTCACACTAACGAGAACGGTGACTTCAAGTATTGTAAGATGATTGGTCAACGTGCATCAGTTATCATCGACTTGTATCGTGACAAAGAAGCTGAAGACTTACAGGAACGCAACACAACGTATCTCAAGATTGAGAAGAACCGTCCATCCTCTGAGGAAGGCCAAGCAGGTAAGATGCGGTTCAACTACGATACGTTCACATTACGAGAGGTAATATAATGGAAAATAAACATATTGCAGTTTGGTTTTCTTGCGGTGCTGCGTCAGCAGTTGCTGCAAAGTTGACACTAGATAAATATGGGGGTAAAAATAAAATCTCTATTGTTAATAATCCCATTGAAGAGGAGCATGAAGATAATCAACGCTTTTTAAAAGATGTAGAAAAGTGGTTAGATCATCCGATAGAATTTGCTACTCGTAGTAAGTACCCCAATCAGTCTTGCGTAGATGTTTGGTCAGACCGTAAGTTTATGTCTGGCCCTATGGGTGCGCCTTGCACACAAGAGCTTAAGAAAAAAGCTAGACAAGAGTGGGAAGCTGTAAATAAACCTGATTATACCGTACTGGGTTTTACAGCAGAAGAACAAAAACGGGCTGACAGGTTTCGTTTAACTGAGAGAGACACTTTATTAACACCCCTCATAGACCACGGGTTTGATAAACAAAAGTGCTTTGATGTTATACAATATGTAGCTAACATTGATCTACCCTACATTTATAAATTAGGTTATCCTAATGCTAATTGTATTGGTTGTGTTAAAGCTGGTTCAGCCACTTATTGGAACTTGGTGCGTGAAACTTTCCCAGAGGTTTTTGAACATCGGGCAACTCAATCACGAGATATAGGTGCAAAACTTGTGTATTATAAAGGTAAAAGAATGTTCTTAGATGAACTATCTAAAGATGCAAAAGGACGTAGTTTAAAAAACTACAACTTTGAGTGTGGTATTTTTTGTGAGGAAGATCGTGATGAATAACAGACAAGGTTTTCTGGGTGGGAGTGATATGTACTCTATTGTGAATGGCAAGTGGGACGAACTTTGGAATGTAAAGACTGGCAGAGTAAAACCTAAAGACTTATCAGGAGTTTTACCCGTACAGATGGGTATTCAAACTGAAGACTTAAACATAAAATGGTTTGAATATGAAACGGGGGATATTGTGACAGACCAACAAAAATCTTTTCGTGTCACTCATAATACCGTCCCATACAAGGGTACAATAGATGGATTTATAAGAGAAAGTAACCGACTACTAGAAGCAAAACACTCACATGAGTCGTCTAATATACAAAAACTGGTGAATTCTTATATGCCACAAATGCAGTTATATTGTTATTTATCAGGGGCTGATTCTTGTTACTTGTCTGCTTTTTTTGGTAACAGTCGATGGGAAAAGGCTTTAGTTTTCTTTTGTGAGGAGTATATAGGTAAGCTGTTAAATCTTTGTGAAGAGTTTTGGAAGTCTGTAGAGCATGACAGGAAGCCAATAGTATTCTTTGAACCAGATTACCCAAACCCTGAATCACCCAGAGTTGTTTATTAGGAGAACAAATGCCAGTATTCGATATTGAAACAGACGGTCTGTTAGATCAGATGACAAAGATACACGTCCTGTCGTGGAAGGGTAACGATGGAAATGTGCATCATACACATGACTATGAGGCTATGCGTATCTTCTTCACGGAAGCACCTGTCCTCATTGGTCACAACATCATCAGGTTCGACATCCCTGCCGTGGAAAAGATACTTGGTATAGAAGTTAAGGCTCGTCTGATCGACACTCTACCTTTGTCGTGGTATCTTAATCATGATCGTATGAGACATGGGCTTGAGGGCTACGGAGAGGACTATGGAGTGCCTAAACCAGTTATCAAGGACTGGAACACCCTAACACCAGAAGAGTATGCTCACCGCTGCAATGAAGACGTTAAGATCAACACTCGTCTTTATCGTGACCTAGACCTTAAGTTAAACAAACTGTATCAGGACAGTGAAGACAAAGACCGCTTCATTGACTATCTGATGTTCAAGATGGACTGCGCTAGAGAGCAAGAGACCCTACGGTGGAAATTAGATGTAGACAAAGCTAAGGCCCACCTACAGGAATGGGAGACCCTGAAAGATGAAAAGACAGAAGCCCTCGCTGACGCAATGCCAAAACGTAATCTATTTGCAACACGACAAAAACCAAAAGTCATGCACAAGAAAGATGGTAGTCTATCTTCACATGGGGAACGCTGGGTTGAGCTTTGTAAGCAAGAACGGCAACCAGTATCTACACAAAGTCTGGTGGTTAAGGTGGGAGAAGAAAGGGCAAATCCTAACTCTGTGGAGCAAGTCAAAGATTGGCTCTTTAGTCTGGGGTGGAAACCTCGAACCTTCAAATTCTTAAGAGACAAGGTAACAGGTGATGAACGGAAATTGGAACAGGTACGGAAAGACGGAGAACTCTGTCCCTCAGTACGTGAACTGGTTGAACAGGAACCCTCTATTGCTTTGCTTGATGGCCTTAGTGTTCTTACCCATCGTATTGGTATCCTTAGATCAATGGTTGAGTCAGAAGACGATGGATACGTGCAAGCTACTATTGCAGGGTTCACTAACACACTCCGCTTTCGTCACGCCCGACCATTGGTCAACCTGCCATCAGTTGATAAACCCTACGGAGCAGAAATCAGAGGGTGCCTAACTGCACCTGAAGGTTACACTCTGTGTGGTGCTGATATGACATCGTTAGAGGATACGACGAAGAGACACTACATGAAACCACTAGACCCTGATTATGTCGCTGAGATGTCTAAGGATGGGTTTGACCCTCACCTTGACCTTGCTAAACACGCAGGTGTTATCACACAAGATGATATCGACAA